TGGTCTGTTACAGCATCAGGTAGAAGAAGAAAAAAGAAAGCTGCAGAGGGGGGTGAAATACAAGCGTATTATCACGGTGGTAAAGTACACAGAGGTAGAAGAGCAGAATATGAAGTATGAGTTAAATGAGTTTGTAAAGATGGTTGCCAAGCATGAGGGTATGGTGCTTGAACCTTATAAAGACAGTTTAGGCATAAGCACGATCGGCATCGGAAGAAATCTTGAAGATCGTGGTATCACAGATACCGAGTTAGACTACATAGGTAAGACACTTGAAGATATTTTAGAGGTAGGTCTTACTGAAGAAGAAGCTTACTATCTTTGCATGAACGACATAGCTATTGTAGAAAAAGAATTACTTGAAAGAAAACCTATTGTAAACCAACTTGACCAAGTGCGACAAATGTGTCTCGTAGATATGGGATTTAATATGGGTGTTCCTCGTCTTATGAAATTTGTTAAGATGTGGGGAGCTATCGAGGTGGGTGATTTCTACGAAGCAAGCGAACAGATGCTTGACTCACGTTGGGCAAGACAAGTTGGTAAACGTAGTGAGCATTTAGCAGAGATGATGAGAGGTGGTTATGAGTGGACAGGATAAGAAGCGATGCGAGACTTGCGAATGTTACGACTGCGACTGCGAGGATTGTTCTTGCGATTGCCATCACAATGATAGAGTTTCTACTGATCTTCATGATAGACGACAGGATAGTGAATCAGACACAAAGGTTTAAAAGTGTCGATGATTGTTTGTATTTTGCAGAACGTCTAACCAGACAACCTGCAATACCACACGAAGATGGAAACAAAAAGATAACAGCATATTGTAAACCAATAAACAGGTAAGGGGAATACCATGTTAGCAGAATTAGCTGCGGCCAACGCTGCTTTCAGTGTCATAAAACAATTCGTGTCCAACGGAAAAGAACTAAGTGGATGTGCGAAACATATAAGCGATTTTGTATTTTCAAAAGAAGAATTGGAAAAAAAAGCAAAGAAAAAGAAAGCTAAAGGCATAGGGGGTTCAGACTTAGAAGAGTTCATGGCTCTTGAGCAAATAAAAGAAAAAGAAGAAGAACTCAAGAAAATGATGATTTATCTAGGCAGACCCGGACTTTGGCAAGATTGGCAATCGTTTCAGGCTGAAGCTAGAAAATCAAGACGATATCAAGAGAAGATGGCACAAAAGCGTAAAGAAGAACTTATGGAGTATCTAGGATACGGCATTGCTTTTATAATTATAGTATTCTTTGCAGGTTTATTAGCGTGGTTTGCAGGTAAGTGGTTAGGTAGATTTTAACAGGTAAATGTTGACAAATCAATAGTCTATCTGTATAATCCTAAAAAGGAGTACCCCTATGAAGAAACTAGCCGCACAAGCACTAGCTTTTCAATACCAACTACAAATTGAAAATGCACAAGCTGTACTAAACAACAATAACGCAGCTTTAAATTTGGTCGATCAAGCACTACACGAAGTCATAAATGCAAACGAAAAACTAAAAGTTTTAAATACCATGATGCAGAACGTAGTGAAAGAAGTAGAAAGTGAAAAAGAAGAAAAGAGATCCTAGAGTTGGCACAGGCAAAAAGCCAAAAGGTAGCGACAGACGCTTATACACAGATGAGAATCCCAAAGACACAGTTAGCATCAAGTTCGCTACATCTGCTGACGCTAGAGCAACGGTTGCAAAAGTTAAAAGAATCAAGAAACCGTATGCGAGAAAAATACAAATCCTTACAGTTATGGAACAACGAGCAAAAGTGATGGGTAAGACAGAAGTCGTGGCAATAGCAAGACGAGCAAAAGAACAACTAAAGAAAGCACGTAAGAGTGGGTAAGTACCGAGTAATCAAACTAAAAAAAAAATTTACGATTACTGATACCGATTGATACCAAACCTTACAAACTACTGACTCCACAGCAAGTAGCAGACATCAACAAAAAACTAAATAGTCCAATTCGCAAAGCCAAAAAAAGAAAAGACTATTTAGAAACTAAAAAAGTCCAAGAGAAGCTAAAACATGGCGAGCAGTTATCTAGTATTAATCAACAACGTACTAAGAGATCTAAACGAGGTAGAGCTAACAAGCTCTAACTTTTCTGCATCAAGGGGTATACAAACTGCAGTAAAAGATTATGTTAATCGTGCAATAGATGACATAATAAATGCAGATACCGAGTGGCCCTTTACAGTTGTTAATAAAAGTTTCACAACCACTGCAGGCACACGTCTCTATACTAGATCTGCACTAAGCACAACAAACACAAAAACTGTAGACTTTGATAGCTTTACATTTCTTGAAGCTGCAGACAAGAAAGAAATTACACTTGAGTTCATAACTTATAGTGAGTATCTTGACAACTACCACGAACGAGACACAGATCCAACAGGTAACTCACGAGCCATACCAGTATATGTTTACGAAGATCCACAGAACAATATTGGTCTGTCTCCTGTGCCTGATAAAGCAACATACACTGTAAAATATTATTACTATGCCACACACACAGCGTTAAGTAGTGCGACAGATGAGTCGTCTATACCTGAAAGATTTGAAAACGTAATAATAGAACGAGCAAAGTATTATGCGTTTACTTTACGTGGTGAAGTGCAAAACGCACAACTTGCACAGATGCAGTTTGAAAAATCAATCAAACGTATGCGTGTAGAATTAATTAACAAACAACTATATATGAGAGCCGTCTAATGCCAGAGCTAAGTCAGACAGGTGCGTTTCCATTTGTATGTGAAGGTGGGTTAGTCCTTAACCAATCTACATTCATAATGAAACCCGGTCAAGCACTTGAGCTTCTTAACTTTGAGCCTGACATTGAAGGTGGCTACAGAAGAATAACTGGTTTTAGTAAATACGTTACAGCCGTTGTACCACAAACAAGTGATTCAAGTGAAGAGGTCTTGATGGTTGCAACATTCGGATCGAGTGTTGTTGCAGCGAGAGGTGAAAAGATATTTAGTGCTACTCCGGGGGGATCAAGTTGGACAGAGCGAGATACTGGTAGAAGTAGTGCAGGCAAGTACACATTCCAAAGATTTAACTTTGATGGCAACAACAAGTTAATTGTTGCAGATGGTGCAAATGCACCGACAGTGTTTAATTCATCATTTAGTGCGACGGATGTAAGTGAGAGTTCTGTGTCTGGTGCAAAGTTTGTGACTGCATTTAAAGATCACATGTTCTATGCAGGTAAGTCAAGCACACCACAAGAAGTTGTATTTAGCCAACCGTTTGATGAAGATGCGTTCAACAGTGGATCTGGTGCAGGTAGCATCAAAGTTGACGACACTGTGACAGGACTTAAAGTATTCCGTGATAACTTATTTATCTTTTGTGAAAACCGAATATTTCAACTTACTGGATCATCACTATCTGACTTTGCAGTCAAACCTGTAACAAGAAACATAGGTTGTGTAAACGGACAAACTATACAAGAATTTGCAGGTGACTTAATATTCTTAGGTCCTGATGGATTACGTACTATCGCAGGTACTGCAAGAATTGGTGACGTTGAGTTAGGCACAATAAGTTCTAACGTGCAAAGTTTGTTTGATGCTAACTTGTCCAACTCAGGTAGTTTTACATCTTTAGTCATACCTAACAAAACACAGTATAGAATATTTTTTACAAAGAGTGGTCAAAATGAAACTTTAACAAAAGGTGTGATATGTGTTCTTAGAGGACAACAGTTTGAGTTTGCAGAGATCAAGGGCATAAGACCAACAGCCACAGATACATTTGTATCTTCAGGAGATGTGATAGCCATACATGGATCAGGAGATGGATTTGTATACAGACAAGAATCAGGTAACGATTTTGATGGCACAGCCATAAACGGAAGATACCGTAGTCCAGATCTCACAATGAATGATCCGGGTATACGAAAAAACATGCAAAGGGTGATAGTAAACTATGCACCTGAATCATCTATAGATGCAGACTTGTTTGTTAGATATGATTATGAAAGTAAAGATTCGGCACGACCTGCAGCTTATGCTTTAGATTCTGAAGATGTTGCTGCATTATATGGAACAAGCACATACGGTGTAAGCACTTCAGTATCAGGAACATATGGTGGTGCAACACAACCTCTCGTAAGACAACCAGTAGAAGGATCTGGATTTGCAGTAGCTTTACGAGTGAATGATGGGGGAACAACTGCACCTTATTCGTTAAAAGGATTTCAGTTAGAGTATCAACTAGGAGCGAGAAGATAAATGGGAGCAACCTACACAAGACAATCTTCTTACACTGACGGAGACGTTATAACTGCGGCTCATACCAATGATGAGTTCAATCAGTTATTAGCAGCCTTCCAAGCGAGTAGTGGACACACTCACGATGGCACAGCCAACGAAGGAGGTCCTATAACTAAGCTGTTGGGCAACACGCTTACGTTCGGTGCAGGAACTGCAGGAACAGATATAACTGTTACATTCGATGGTGAAAGTAACGATGGTGTCCTTAAATGGATGGAAGATGAGGATTATTTTGAGTTTAGTGATGACATACTTGTTGCTTCTACAGAAAAGCTACAATTCAGAGACACAGCTATATACATCAATTCGAGTACCGATGGACAACTCGACCTTGTAGCAGATACAGAGATACAGATTGCGGCCACGACCATTGACATAAATGGTAATGTGGATATATCAGGCACGTTAACAATAGGTAGTGCAGGTATATCTGAAGCAGAGCTTGAAATACTTGATGGTGCTACAGTTACAACAGATGAGTTAAATATACTTGATGGTGTAACATCCACTGCTACAGAACTAAATGTCATGGATGGTGACACAAGTGCATCATCAACCACACTTGCAGACGCAGACAGAGTTGTGGTCAACGATGCAGGCACAATGAAGCAGGTTGCATTAACTGATTTTGAGACTTATTTTGAGTCTGCACTAGATACACTATCTAACGTAACAACAGTCGGTGCATTGAATAGTGGTTCTATTACATCAGGGTTTGGTGCTATAGACAACGGTTCATCAGCTATAACAACTACAGGCACAATTACATACGGTAGTTTATCAGATGGTAGCATAACTATCACAGCGTTTGTTGACGAAGATGATATGTCATCTAACAGTGCTACTCTTGTGCCAACACAACAATCTGTGAAGGCTTACGTTGATACACAGATAACTGCAGAAGATTTAGATGTTACATCAGATAGTGGTACAATAGCTATTGACTTAGATAGTGAAACTTTCACTATAGCAGGTGGTGAGGGCATTGACACTTCAGCTACAGGTAACACTGTTACAATAGCAGGAGAAGATGCGTCTACATCTAACAAAGGTGTAGCTTCATTTAGTTCTGACAACTTTGCAGTATCTAGTGGAGCAGTCACAATAAAAGATGGTGGTGTTGTAACTGCTGAATTAGCAGCAGATGCTGTCACTGGTGCTAAGATAGCAGATGACGCTATAGATTCTGAACACTACACAGATGGTTCAATAGACACTGCACATCTGGGTGATTTACAAGTCACAACTGCTAAAATAGCTGCAGATGCCATCACAGGTGCAAAGATAGCAGACGATGCCATAAACTCTGAACACTACACAGATGGCTCAATAGACACTGCACACATAGCTGATTCACAAATCACGACTGCCAAGATTGCAGATGATGCAGTAACACAAGCTAAGATAGCCGATGATGCAGTAGGTGCAGATCAACTTGCTAGTGATGCAGTTGTTAACGCAAGTATAGCGTCAAGTGCTTCAATAGCAGACAGTAAACTTGCAACTATATCTACTGCAGGTAAAGTAGCACTGACTGCATTAGAGATAGACGGTGGCACAGATATAGGTGCTGATTTAACAACCTCTGATCTCATTGTCGTAGATGATGGAGCAGCAGGAACAAACAGAAAAGCTGCCCTCTCAAGGGTAGTAACATTGATGTCGGCTCAAGGATTTACTACAGATGATCCGACAGCACTTGCAATAGCGTTAGGATAATAACATGGCAAATACATTTAAAGTAGTCACATTCGCTGCCGAACCTGCTAGTGCAGGATCTCCGTACACAGTGTATACAACTCCGGGTAGTACAACTACAGTAGTGATTGGACTCATACTTACAAACATACATACTGCTCAAGTAACAGCCGATGTAAAGCTCGTATCTGACACATCAGGTGGTGGTAGGGCTGCAACCAACGGAACAGCATTTCTAGCCAACGATGTGCCTATACCTGTAGGTTCATCATTAGAACTGCTATCAGGTGGTAAGGTTATACTTGAGACAACAGATGCTATACAGATAGATTGTTCTGTAGCAGATAAGATATCAGGAACACTTAGCATAATGGAGATAACATAAGATGCCATACATAGGTAGCGACCCATCCAATAGATTTGTAGCTTCTAAAGCAGCATCTGTGTATTCAGGTAATGGATCTACTACTGCATTTACATTAGAACATGCAGTAGGGTCTGACGAAGATATACTTGTATCTGTAGATGGTGTTATCCAAGAACCATCTGTAGCCTATGCAGTAAGCAGTGGAACTACACTTACATTTACTGCTGCACCATCAAGTAACTCAGGTAATAATATCTTTGTGTACTACTTGTTTAGAACAGTGGGTACAGTAAGCCATCCAAGTAATAATGCTTTAGAAGCTACTAGTGGTACGTTTACAGGTGATACAACAGTAAGTGGTTCATTGGGTATTGGAACTACCAATCCTTTATCAAAATTAACAATCGGTGGTAATGCTAACACTACTGCAAAACCCACTGTGTCTGTAGTAGATACTACTGATGGTGGCACTATGGCTTTAAGAGGTCAGTCACCAAAACTAGCTTTTGATGTTACATCTAGTGGTGTTCCTAAGATACTAATGGATAATGCAGGTGCTGAATTTAAAAGTGGTACATTAGATGCAGAAGGTGATGTTCATTTAAAGATTGATGCCAATGGTCACATAACCAAGCCAAAACAATCTGCTTTTTTAGCACAGCCTAGTTCTACACAAACTAATTTCCCAGTAAATACAACGTCAACTATTGTATTTGGGTCAGAAAGATTTGACCAAAATGCAGACTTTGCTTCTAATACTTTTACTGCTCCTGTAACAGGTAAATATCAATTAAATGTTGAGATTTTTGTACAGGCAATAAATAATGGTTATGAGTTTTTAGAGGTTCATTTA